TGTCTGCTCGGCGTTCCAGGCACCGTATTGCACGGGCGTCGAGGTGGAGGTGCGCACGCTATGAGTGAACCCAAATCGAGTTTGTTGCCCGCCAATAGCTCACCGTTGGAAAAGGCGTTGGACTTGGGGGTTGGCCACTTGCTGGAACGGATCATGCCGCCGTTTCCCCAACTGATGGACCCGGATCGCACACCTGCGGCGTTCTTGCCCTACCTGGCGGCGGACCGCGCGGTGAACGAATGGAGCGCAACGGCTCCCGAGGCCGAGAAGCGCCTGACCGTCAAACTCGCGTGGCCCACGGCCCGCCAGGCTGGCACCCGCCAGGCCCTGGAAAACGCCGCCAAGGGCCTGCAACTCAGTCCCGAAGTGTGCGCCTGGTACGAGCAGAAACCACCGGGGGGAGCCTACAGCTTTGCCGTCAGGGCCTGGACCGAATTGCCCTACAGCGAAACCATCGACGCTCGACTCGACCGCCGCCTGGCCGATGCCAAAAGCGAGCGCGACATTTTGTCGATCTCAGTGGGTTTGAGCACCTTCGGCCGACACAGCATCGGTGGCGCCACGCTATGCGGCGAACTCACCACGATTTACCCCAACGTGCTGGCAGGGGTCGAGGTCTCAGGGCGCGCCTTTATGCCGGCCTGTCTCTACACCGTCGAAACCACCACCCTTTATCCACAGGAGCACTAAATGGCTGACTATTACACCTTGCTCACCAACGCGGGGATCGCCTATGAAACCGCCTGCAAGGCCGCCGGCGTACCGATCAAGCTAGCGCAGATATCAGTCGGTGACGGCAACGGCGCGGTATATAACCCTGATGCCAGCGCCAAGGCGCTGAAACGCGAAGTCTGGCGTGGGCCTTTGAACGCCTTGTTTCAAGATGAAAAAAACTCCAACTGGCTGATGGCCGAAGTCACCATCCCTTCTAATGTTGGTGGGTGGTATGTGCGGGAGGCCGGGCTTTGGACGGATACAGGGATCTTGTATGCGATCGTTAAGTATCCCGAGTCGTACAAGCCGGTGTTGGCGACGTCGGGGTCGGGGAAAGAGTTTTATATTCGCTCGATTTTCGAGACGAGTAATGCTTCGACTGTGACGTTGTTGATTGATGACTCGGTGGTAAAGGCTACTCGGGCTTGGGTGATGGATTACCTCAGTGAACAACTGGCCAAAGGGACGTATTCCAAGGCTGACATTGAGGCGATGATTGCCAAGGCTTCGGCGTTGCCCGTTGGATCTATGCTGGCTTTCCCTGTCGACAAGATCCCGCCGGGCTTTCTGGAAGTTGACGGTAGCGTTAAGAGTGCTGCGGCTTATCCTGATTTGGCAAAACTCCTTGCAGGGGCTTTCAATAAGGGAGACGAAGGGGCTGGGAATTTTCGACTGCCGGAGTCGCGTGGCGAGTTTCTCCGAGGATGGGATCACGGTCGAGGAGTTGACCCCTCACGCTCGCTAGGAAGTAGTCAGCGGGGATCGTTAGTGGTCGCTGATCTTCCCGCCACCGGGCAAGGGGTCACTTCGCATGCGCCCACCGCGTCGCAAGGTGCGGCTGATTACGGGTTGGATTCCTCTACGATAGGTGCTTGGCCCGGGGTGAAGGTCGTATTGACGGGGGATACACCCCCTGTAGTTCCGGGCGACGCTACTTGGATGGTAGGCACTTCAAGGCCACGAAATTTGGCGGTGATCTGGTGTATCAAAGCCTGGAACGCGACGATCAATCAGGGGAATATTGATATTGCGGCTCTTGAGGCAATGGCGGCTCAGGCAACCGAGATCAATCAAGGCACGGCAAAGGTCGCCACTGCCGTGCAAATGCTCGATAGCGCAAATGATTTGGTAATGGTTACACCGAAAAAGCTGCGACTGGGTTTTGCCGCAAGTTTTACCCCAATTGGCTATTTCGTTTTCCCCAGTTGGCTGGGTGGGATGGTTGTTCAATGGGGCGCCGTTGAATATCAGACATTTGGCGATAGCTTGCTGCCCATCTCATTTCCCGTTGAGTTCCCAAGTTCTGTGTTCTACGCCGACTGGACTGTTGAGAGTGACATTTTGAGTTCAGTCATTGGGTCTTATGTATACCAAGTCACGAAAAAAGGCATGTCCTTGACGTGCGATAAACAAATTACATCTACGGCCACCGTCGTTGCGCGCTGGTTTGCTTTTGGCAGATAAGGAAAATTTATGCGTTTCTATAGTCCTTCGACAGGCTGCACGTATCTGCCTGCGATACATGGCGAGAATATTCCGGATGATGCAGTAGAAATTTCGGATGAGGTTTTTCTACGTATTATTGCAAATCCAGAACGAGGCAAAGTCCGGACGCACGATGATGCGGGGCAGCCCTATTTGATCGATGCCCCAGTGGTTGAGATCGATCTTCAAGCGGCAGAGCGCATGTGGCGAGACGCTGAAATTGAAAGTGTTAAATGGCTGCGTGAGCGTCATGGCGATCAACTTGAAATCGGTGTTGAAACAACGCTGACGGATAAGCAGTTTTCTGAATTGCTGCTGTTCGTGCAATCTCTACGCGACTGGCCACAGTCGCCGGAATTTCCGGATAACGAGCATCGGCCAGTAGCGCCGCCCTGGGTTGCCGAACAAACCAAATAAACGCCCCGCACTGTCGGGGCGTTTTCTTTCCCGACCTGAATCCCCCCGCCGCCATGAGCGGCTTTTTTGTGCATGGAGATCCTACATATGCCCACTCGCCAAACCTACACCGTCCTAATCCCATTCCC